CACATACACAAGGAGATTTTATGAGTAATATGACACCGTTCGAGATTCGCCTAGAACTTTTAAAAATGGCAAAAGAGATGCTTTCCGAGGAATATTATGGAAAGCGTGAAGTAGTTAGCAACGACTGGTCAACAAAAGTCGAAGTCGCTAAACATGCAGGTCAACCAGCACCTGATCATCCGGGCTTTCCAGCCTACCCCCTAGAGACAGAAATTATTGCAAAGGCTCAGGTCTTGAATGGTTTTGTTTCTAATATCCCACTTGAGACAAAGACTTCAATTAAGAAGTAAATAGTGGTTAGGGGTGGTGCTTTGCCACCCCTTTTAAAGGAGAACCAATGGTAAATCTTACATTCAACTATGTAGTTAGATTCTTAGCTGTCGTAGGCATTTTTTACGCCTTGATGTTAATAACTGATAATAAGTTTGAGTATCTTAAGACTAAAGATTACAATCAGAAATATATTACTATGGCAGAGAGAGAGAAGCACCTTACGTGCTTAGCAAAAAATATTTACTTTGAAGCTGCCACCGAACCCTTTGAGGGTAAGGTGGCCGTCGCACAGGTAACTATAAATAGAGCGAACTCAGGTAAGTTTCCTGGAGATATTTGTGATGTAGTCTTTCAAAAGACAAGAATAGCAGAAAAAATAATCTGTCAATTCTCATGGTATTGTGAAGCAGGGCCGAAGGTTGTAAAATCAAACAAACACTTTGAAGAGTCGGAGTTAGTTGCAAAGAAAGTTCTACTTGAAAACTTCAGACTACCCTCCCTTACCGGTGCTATGTATTACCATGCGGACTATGTTAGTCCGAACTGGAACTTACCTAAAATAACTAAAATTGGTCGACATATTTTTTACGGAGAAAGAACATGAGCATTGAAACAAGTGGTGAAAAATTCGAACGTGTACTAAATAATACCAGGGAAATGGTAATAAAGTTCTTTTCTAATTTTAGTAAGACAACAGCCGATACCCTAGGCTGGTTAGCTATCATAGTGCTACATGCCTCTACTGTACCGGGACTACTGGCAGTAAAGGCGGGAATATCAGACAGTATGCCCCCTCTTGAACTTGTGGCATTTTTGTGGGTTGGTCTATTGCTTTATTTTATTAGATCAGCTATAATTAAAGATATGCTAAACGTTATTACGATTGGTGTAGGGTTCGCATTTCAAGCTTTACTACTAGGACTTATATTCTTTCAATGATTAATGAAGACGATATAAAACAATTTACTGATACACTTATCATAACCAAGCGATTTCGATCGCCAAATGAGTTCGGTATTTTTATTGATGAGACGGTTAACCGTTTAAAAATTACATACATGGAGGCTGTTATAAATTATTGTAATGAATTAGAGATTGATGTTGAATCTGTTGGTTCTTTGATTAGTCAAAAGCTAAGAGAGAAGATACAGATTGAGGCAGAACAAGCTAACATGATGAAACCTCGTGGTCATTTACCTGTATGAATATGGAATCGTTCGAAGTTTATAGATATTATCTTGCCTTGAGACTTCACTTCACAACAGAAAAATATGATGCAATTAAACAGCAAGGACGAGTTAAGGCCTCAAGACAGGCTTTTCTTAAGCGCAACGATTTACTGGCTATGCGTAGGGTTGCGGAAACTTACTCGGATAAAGAGGTAGTAGACTTCTTAGTATCGAACTTTATTACTGGAGATAGATGGGGTGGGGTATTTGATGTAGACGCCAAGGAAAGATATACTGAGTGGAAGAAGCGTATTGAGTCACTATCCTATACATTTGAAAAAGAAATATCTAAAGTTCAGTTGTTTAGTGAGAAGGCAAACATTACTTTTAACGATTGTTTTACACCAACAAAAGGGCAGCACCCATATATAATTAAGATGTTCATGCGAGGAGACGTCTCAATTGAAACTCTAGTTATATTAGATAAACTTTTAAACTTTACTCCTGAATTAGATAGTAAGCTTGCTGGAGATTTAGTATGGCCAGATATTTCTAGAATTATACGAAAGTATACCCCGTTCCTGGGATTTAAAAAAGAAAAGTATGATGGAATACTACGAAGAACAATTGGATCAAACCAATAATAGAATTATTGAGCTAGAGAAGAACTTAGCTGTCATGAATGAAAATTTATTAACAGTAGCCGATCAGATTAAAGAGACGCAAGTCTTCTTAATTAAGATGGCAAGGAATCAGGCCGAGATGTCTAAGCGTTTATCAATGTGGCCTTATATTGCAGTTTCGTTAAATCAGGAGGACGACGAGTAATGTTAGAAACTATTTTTTGGATTTTAGTTGGTGCTTTTATCGGGTGGCATGTACCACAACCCCAATGGGCTGTCACTCTTAAGGATAAAATTTTGGGTTTGTTCGAAAAGAAGACGTAAACACTCGTCCAGAGTATAATGAAAAGCAAGACCGGGCCCACCGACTGGGAATGGGAAAGAAGACCTAAAGGACCGAAAAAAGGGACCGATAAGGTTGCAAAGCATCGCAAGAGCATATATAATATGTTATCAGACTACGACGAAGATGATTATTTTGACGAAGAGTTTGATAGCGAAACTGACGTGAGGAGTAATCTAGATGATGATAACAACAAACGTTAATACTACGCTTACATACTTTAATACAACGCTATACGGAGATAAAAATGGCATTAGACTTTTCTGCACTTAAAAAGCAACGCGGCTCTTTCGACAGTTTGATGAAAGAGGTCGAGAAGATTGCAACCCCGCAATCTACTGAAACACAGAAGGATGACCGTCTTTGGTCACTAGAGGTTGATAAGGCCGGTAACGGTTATGCTATCATCCGATTCCTTCCACCAACTAAGGGTGAAGATCTACCATGGGTACGAGTTTGGAATCATGGGTTCCAAGGTCCTACTGGTAAATGGTATATCGAGAATTCACTTACCACCCTAGGTAAACCTGATCCTGTATCTGAACTTAATACCGAACTCTGGAACTCCGGAACTGAGGCTAATAAAGAAATTGCACGTAAGCAAAAACGTCGATTGTCTTATATGGCTAACGTACTGGTTGTAAAGGATCCAGCCCACCCTGAAAACGAGGGTAAGGTTATGCTTTACAAATTCGGTAAGAAGATTTTTGATAAGATCAAAGATGTAATGCAACCTCAGTTTGAAGATGAAGATCCAGTTAATCCTTTCGACTTCTGGAAGGGTGCTAACTTTAAACTAAAAGCTCGTAATGTAGAGGGTTATCGTAACTACGATAAGTCTGAGTTTGATAGTGCATCACCGGTTTCTACTGATGATGAGGAACTTGAAAGAATCTGGAACAAGCAGCATTCATTGAGTGAGTTCCTAGATCCAAAGCATTTTAAACCTTACGATGAACTTAAGGCTAAGTTACAACAAGTACTATCAGCAACTGGTACTGTTGCCTCTCGTATTGATGATGTTGACTTGGGAGAAGATATTCCTCGTCAAGCTTTCAAATCAAAGCCCGAGGCACCTGAAACTAAGGTAGAGCGTGTTAAGCCAAAGGCTGTAGATTTAGATGATGAAGATGAATCGTTATCGTACTTTGCAAAGCTTGCAAACGATAATTAAGAAGTAATTTTTACTTTAATAAGAAAGGGGCTTTATGCCCCTTTTTTTATTTCTTCTTTTCTATCTTCTTTACCTCATGGCATTTATCTTTTTCAGCTGTCTGACCTTCTTTACAAGGCTTTTTAACCTCTGGTTTCTTCTGAGCAGTAACAGGAGGTTTATCTTCCTTCTTAGTAACATCTGCATAAACAAATGATGTTGAAAGAACAAGAGAAAGAGCAATTAAAACGTTTTTCATTTTTTTCCTTTAAAAGACTGACACACGGTCGTTATATCTATCTAGAGCCGAACCTGATCTTTCGGCTCTAGGAGATGGTTTAATTGGTACAAAAGATTGAGTATTGTTATTACTCACATTACTTGAAATTATAGGTTGTACAGCAGATTGTCGCATATTAGCTTCCCTGGTAAGATCTGAATTTTCTGTTGATTGTTTATTAACTTCTGATCCCATTGAAGCTGAGGCAGCTGCAGCCAGTTGACCTGAACGTTCATTCATAGCTCTCATAGAACGAGCTGCTTCAACACTTCTTTTATCTTTTTCTGATACCTCAATACTATGTTCTTTACCAGAGGAATCTGTAATCTTTGTAAGAACACCCCCCTCCATAGTACCCTTAGCAGTATTAGGATCTATACCAAGTCTGGTGGCCTCACTACGAAGCTTTTCGCCCTGGGTATCCATATCTGACCTCATCCGAGCTAGTTTGGCTTTTCCTGATGCAATCGCTGCTGGATTAGATGGTGAGACTTGTGTAGAAGTCTTACCAGTACCAATTTCAGGTACAGCACCAACTATGGAAGAGGAGACACCATGTGCAATACTATTTGTTTTTGCTGCTGTTGGAGTAGAACCTGACGTTACCAGCTTTCCATCTGTACCAGAAGACTTGGATGCAGTTACAATATCAGAGGGTGCAGTAACACCAGTCTTACCAACACCTGGTTCTGACCCAGTCTTGGCTTGTTGTTCTTTATTTAACGTTGCGTTTTTAGTTTCAACCTTACCAGCACCAGATGACTCAATTTCTTTTTGAAACTTTTTAATAGCTTCTACCTTGGCTTTTGTTTCAGCAATCTCATAATCTATATTACTAGGTTCTTTCTTACCAAACTTTTTAGCTTGATCCTTAGCAATTTCCTCTGTTCTCTTACCTTTGAATTCAACAAACTTTTTATAGTTATCTGGGTCTTTTTTAGCAAACTCCATCTCACTAAATTGAATGCTGGTAGTAGTCTTACTTTCAGTAGGTTGTCCAGTAACAGCAGCACCAGCCTTTGCACCTGGTGTATCTGTCTTACCACCGAAGAAGTCTTTTACAGCATTTATACCGCTTCCAACTTTTTCACCAACATATTTACCTGCACTTGAACCAGCAAAGGCACCTAATGCACCACCTGCTATAGTACCTATACCAGCACCAATTACTGTACCCGCACCTGGTATAATCGAACCAATTGCAGCTCCTAGTTTAGCACCAGCCATACCCCCGGCAATAGCACCAGCGGCCATACCAGTACCTTCACCTACTGCTCCACTCTTTTCAACTGTAGCAGTATTACCAATTTCTTTTCTTGCGGTAGCAGCTTCCTCTGGTTTCATTTCCCCGGAGTCAACCTTGGCCTGTACTTCATCTAATTTAGATTGTTTAGAGTCCTCGGCAGCCGTATATCCTTTATATGCAGTATAGGCACCTAAGCCAACAGCTGCTGTTGCACCAAGAGCCTTACCCGCCCCAGAGGCTGCAAACTTAGCAATACCGCCTCCCAAGGATAGGGCACCCTTACCGACTACCTTAGCACCCTTTACAATTGCACCGCCAGCTTTTTTAGCTAATCCGCCTACACTAGCTAAGCCTGCTAACGCATCACCTAAGCCTAACCCCCCACCGCCATCACCACCACCGCCTGCTTCACCTGCAGCTGTACCAGGTGTAGGTTTTAATCTACCTTCAGGAAGATCAGAAGGTGTAGATGGTGCAAGGGCTGCACTAATTTTCTTAAGTTCTTTTAGCTGCTGTTCAAGAAGATCATTATTAATACCTGTTAACTCTACATCTTTTTTAGCACTGTCTGCCATCACCTCTTGGGTAGATTGAATATTATCAGACTCAGGGTTAATACCCGTTATTTCTGGCTTGGCCTTTACATCTTCCTTCTTATCAACCTTATTGGTCATAAAGTCATAAATGCCTTTTAATCTGGCACCTACAGCTTTACCAAGATCTCCAATGTTACCAAAACCAGTAGTCTCTTCGTCTTTTTCTCTTTTAGGCTCTACAGATCCTGCTTGCCCGGGAAGAGTAGTTTTTTTACCCAATTCAACTGGTTTAAAATTAATTTGATTCTGTTCTGATTCTCTAACTCTTTTCCCTTGACCTTGTAACCTGTTAGAGGCGGTCTCAAAATCAACATACCCACCCTGCTTTACTGTCTTGCCAGATACATCACTGGTAAGTTCTTTACCGGATAAATTTCTATATTGTGCACTCTCTTTATCATACTCCAGACTACCTTCAGATACTTTTCTTAATAGGGCTTGTTCTTCTAAAGATTTTTGTAGTAATTGTGTTTGATTTTCGAGAGCATTTACTACCGGTTCAAATTCAAATTTGACACTCATTCCGGTGACGGCTTTTTCAACATTTTCAAATGCAGTAGCAAGTTGTTCTAGTTGCTCTTCTCTCTTATCAGCATCCTCACCTGCTGTTTCCCTCTCGTACTTAAGCTGTAAGGTACTGATAAGTAACCCGGTCTTATTCTGTCCTTGAATCTTTTCAAGGAAGTTTCTAAATGCGTCGTCTTTTGTTTTATCCATTTACATGTTCCGGGCGTTTTGTTTTAATATTCTTAACTTTTCATTTTCTTTCTTAATATAGTCAATCAGCAATGATACATAAATCTCCCTTTCCCAGGGAAGCATTTCTTCTAACTCAGTTAAACTATAACTATGGTGTTGCATGAGAGAGAAGTTTAAGGTGTAGTAGTTTACTAAAGAGTCTTGGGAAAGGGTTATACGAAAAAATTACTCAGACCCTCAAGTCTAGATACATTATGTCTATTACATACTGGGCAATCGGTCTCAATAACTTGAACTACCTTTGGTGCTGTAACAAAAAACTCTTCGATACGATCGAACTGTTCCTTGGTACAAGAAAAGATAAATTCTTCTAGTTCTTCTTTAGTCTGTTCTCTTGAATCCCAGTAATTATCAGCATCGTAAATACCTTTAACGCATCTTACGATTAGATCGACAATCTTATTCGTATCATTAGATGCATATACATCAACTACTTCATTGAAGGCGGGGTAGTTCATTTCTACACCATACTCATTATTAAGCATAATTTTTGTTGTATGCTTTGGGTTCTTTTCAACCTTAAGATCATCTATATTAAATGAAGTATCTATTTTATTACCACATTCACAGTTAACTACAACCTCTACAGACTCGCTGATAGATTTACCTCTCAATTGTAGGAACATGTATTCAATATCAAAATGAGGTAGCTTTTTAACATCTAGGGCATTAAATGTACAAGCATCAACAAGTTCATTAACTATTCTAGCTACTTCATTATCGTCAGATTCTGCCATAGTCAAAAGTACTTTATGCTCTTTAACTAGGAAGGGTCTATATTTTACTCTTTTTCCTGATGAGGGTAATGTCAATTCAAAGGTGGGTGTATTTAATTTTGGTAAAGTCATTATTATCTCCTATAATTAAGCTGAAATGGGTAAGTCAGACCCAGGGGTGTCATATTCAAGATGCCCAGTAAGAGGGCTAAATTGTCTGCTTCTTGTATCTACAGCTGGTACCTGTGGGTTAACAACAACCCTAGGTATGCTAATTGGTGTAGTTGTGGTACGGGCTGTATTAATCCAGTAACGATATGCAAATAATACGTTTAGTCTATGAGTCTGATTTGATGAGTTATTGTTCAGATCCATTAAATTTATATTTCTTGGAAATGCTTCAATTAACTTTATCTCGTTTGTAACATTATTCTGTTCATCCAGTTGACGAATAAAGATGTCAGAAATATAGTTCTCTTGATATCCAACAGTAAATCGGGCTGGATCTACAATTAAGTGCATCCAGTCTTCAAAGAATCTTCGTATTCTCATATTCCTATCAACGTGGAAAGTAATAGGCATCCCCTCACCCCCATACTCTGAAGTTATAGGTCTTTGGTATGTTGGGCCAAATATTTTAAAAGGTTTTGCAAATATGTTAAGTAAAGGTACACTGGCTTGCTCAACATAAAGACTAGCCAACTCACTTTCGGAACCTCTATCTGACAACCCTCTTGGTGGGGTGATAATAACCTCAAATCGGTTATTTCTTGCCAGACCTGCTCCGTCCAGTACCTCGGATCTAAATCTCTCTAAACTATAATTTGCCATTAAAACATCTCTCTTGAGTCTTGCCAGACTTGTTGTTTACTTGCGCCTACAAAGCGTTCAACTGGTAATAAAGATGCAGTCACCCAGTCGGGGTATTTTATATTTAAAAATCTAGATTGTACTTGACTATCTAGGTAATGCTTAACACAAGCCTTTACCGGGGCTACTCTCGACATTGATAATAGAATAGTCCATGAAACCCTTACTCTATTGTCTTCTGACATGGTGTTATCTAAAGCATACTCTTGTAATGCACCTAAGAGTTTAAACCTAAGTGGGTAAGGAAGGTAATGTAAATTTATACCATA